TAGTTCATATAATGGTCAACAACTGCACGTTAGACGAAAGCACAACGACTTGGAATATTAGCTTAATAGCAATGGATGTTGTAGACTTGTCCAAGAACGCAACAACAAATATTTTTTTAGGTAACGACAACGAAATTGACGTACTAAATACACAACACGCAGTATTAAATAGAGCGTACGAAATAATAAAACACGGAAGTTTAGCATACGATTTATTTATGGTTGAAGGCACGGCTAATTTAGAACCATTTACTGAACGGTTTGAAAATTATATGGCAGGTTGGACAATGACTTTTGACATAGTAACACCTAATGAAATGACAATTTGTTAAGATGAAACAAAGCGAAGTACAAAAAGAACTTGAAAGATTCAGAGATTTTGTTATTAACGAAGCCAAGAAGAATTTAAGTAGTTTAAAAAAAAACGATACTAAAGGACTTTATCAAAGTTTGAAAGGAAATGTTAAGGCAATGCCGAATTCTTTTTATATGAACTTTGAAATGAATGATTACGGCAAGTTTCAAGACAAAGGAGTTAAGGGTAAAGACCCAAGCAAAGTTTCTAAAAACGCAAGAATAAAAGGACAACAAGCGCCAAACAGTCCTTACAAGTTTGGAAGTGGTTCAGCTTCTGGGCAATGGGGTATGTTTGTAAGCAATATTCAAAAATGGGCGCAAAAACGAAACATAAGATTAAGAGACGATAAAGGAAAATATAAGAAGGGCGGTTATAGTACAATAGCGCAAATAATAGCAGGAAACATTTATAATCGTGGAATTAAACCAAGCTTATTTTTTACTACACCATTTGAAGCTGCATTTAAAAGATTGCCGGATGAACTTGTAGAAAAGTTTGGTTTAGACGCAATGAATTTATTTAAACAAACACAATTTAAAAACGAAAAGAAATAATGGCTAATATATTTGCACGTTCACCGTATTTAATTAGGATTGCAGAAACAGGGCAAAACGGCTCAAAATTAGAATTGTTTTTAGCAAATGGTTCTTTTACAGGAAGTCCACAATACACGTTGAGTAAATTAATACCAGCTTCAAACAATGTTGAAACACTTTACGACATATCGCCATACATACGCGAATACATACGTTTTGCAAGTTGTTCAGCAGGTGGAAACGCTGCGGTAACAAGCCCAACAAACGAACGAGTAAACGTAAGGGTTAAACGTTATAAATTAGTAGGTTTAACTTATACTCTTTTAAATACAATTGATTACATAGCATTTGACGGTTATTCATATTACGAACAAGGATTTAACTTTGACAATTTAGATTACGGACTTGACGCAGGAAATTATTACTATAACCCAACTTCAGACCCCGGTAAGATACGAGTAACAGGCGGCGCGAGTTTTACTGCAAAATACACAAATTTAAGCACAGGAACGTTTACAAGTTTATCAATATCAAATGGAACTTTTGACATACCACGAGTAAGAACGTCACCAAACGAATTATTAGTTGGAAATAAAGTTGAAATTTTAAATGCCGCTTCAGTAGTGCAAAAGACTTGGTATTTTTACCCACAAGAAGAATGTAAATATACACCTGTTATAATTGACTTTGTAAACAAGTATGGAGCTTGGCAACGAGAGTTTTTCTTTAAAGCAAGTAACGACAACTTTAGCGTTGAAAACACGGAATACAATTTGATGCAAACTGATAGTTTTAACTACAACGTAAAGGAAGGACAAAGAAAAGTATTTAATGCTAACGGCAAAAAAAGTGTTAAGGTAAATACAGGTTGGGTTTATGAAACTTGGAAGGAAGTTTTAAAACAAATAATGTTAAGCGAAAGAATACTGATTGACAATAAACCTGCAAAGATTAACACTAAAAGCACGGAGTTGTTTAAGCATATAAACACGAAACAAATAAATTATAGTTTGGAATTTGAGTTTGCATTTGATGTTATTAATTCAGTTATTTAATGAAAAGGCAAGTAGCAATATTTATAGAAACGGCTTTAGCACAGAGCGAGTTAGAATTTTCACGTTTAGAATTATTTAACGATGAGAAGATTTCCGTAAGTTCAACCATTCAAAACATTTCGGATATAAGTAAAATATTTACGGACTATTCACAAGGGTTTACAATTCCGTGTTCACCTACAAACAACGCAATATTTCAGCACTTTTACCAAAACGATGTAAACGCAACTATTGACTATCAAAAACGATACAACGCATATATAGAAGTTGACACGGTGTTATTTAGACGTGGTAAAATTCAGCTCGAAAAGACGAACCTAAAAAACGGAAGTGCAGATAGTTATTCAGTAACATTTTACGGAGCAGGTGTAAGTTTAAAAGACTATTTTAACGAAGACAAATTAAGCCAATTAGACCACACAAGTTTAGACCACGACTATACAAACCAAGAAGTTTACGACCGTGTTACAATAGACAGTTCAACAACAGATTATGATGTTAGATACCCATTAATAACTTCAAAAAGAATTTGGCAGTTTAACGGAAGTCAACCAATACCACAAGACAATTGTCCTGAATGGTTTTTATACCCAACAAATAATTCAGATAACATAGGCAATAATGCAGGGGAAATAGAATATAATGAATTGTTTCCTGCAGTTCGTGTAGCAAGTATTTTTGATTTAATAGAAGCGGAATATGGAATAACTTTTAACGGAATTTTTCTAACTTCAGATATGTTTAGAAAAGCATTTTTATATTATAAGAATAAAGAAAAGTTTAATTTTATCACACAACCGGCAAACGTTACTTTTAAAATTGCAGGTTCAACTTTTACAGAAACTTTTTATGTTACAACACCACCTGCAACAACACCTGTTCCAAGTCCTTATACTGCATTTAATACAATAAATAATACGTTTAACACAATTTTTGTAACTCCGTTTTATGGTGGTGCAAACGTATTTACAGGAACACCAAACACATACGGAACAGTTTCACATTCTTTAAATATAGTTTATGATGGCGCGTCTCCTGTACTTTCAAATTGTTTTTTAGACGTTTATAAAAATGGAATATATACTCAAACTTTAACAGTAACTCCTGCACTTGGTTTAGATTATACTATAATTAATTTAGAACAAACAACAAGCAATAATGTGTTTTACACTTTTAAACTTCGTAGCGAATTAGCGCAAACACTTACATTTAAGTTTCTTTATACTTTAGAATATCAATATTGGGCGCAATATTTTGTAGGCGTTAATGAATGGCAAAATTACAAAGCAGAAACAACATTTTATACAAATAACGTTACAACAACTTCGTTTACTGATTTACAAGGACTTGCTCCAGATATGAAAATATCGGATTTTATAACAGGAATATGCAACGAGTTTAATATGACTGTATATTCTAAAGCAAAAAACGTATTTACATTTGAACCATTAATTGATTGGTATAAAAAAGGTGCAGTAATAGACATAACAAAATTTACTGATGTAACAAGTATTGAAATTGAAAGGTTAAAACTTTATAAATTAATAGAGTTTAAATACCAAGATAGCGAAAGTTTTATAAATAAATATTTCCTTGAAAGTCCTGCTAATTTATTAGCACACGGCTACGGAAACACGAAAGAAAATTATCCATTTGACGGCGGTGAATATAAAATACAAAGTCCATTTGAAAATTTATTACATAACAATTTCGGAAATAATTTGCAAGTTGGTTATTGTTTAAATAAAGAGTTTGCGCCTTATATTCCTAAACCTGTTTTGTTATATATGAACACACTAACAACTTTAACAGCAGGAAACAAAATACATTGGAACGGACAAGCAAACATAGCAGAATACGTTCCATTTGGACAAGATAGCGAAATTTTAATTCAAGGTGGAATTTTTTCTTTGACGTTAAATTTTGGTGTAGAAATTTCAAGTTTTTACAATGTAGAAAATCCAAATACTTTATATGCTTTATATTATCAAAGTTATTTAACTAATTTATACAACCCAAAAAACAGACTTGTAAAAGTTAAAACGGTACTTCCTGTTTCTTTACTTACACAACTTCAATTAAACGACCGTCTTATAATTAGAGACAAACGTTATTTAATAAATGAAATGCAAAGCGACTTAACAACAGGTGATGTAGATTTTACTTTAATTAGTGATTTTGCAAATGTAAATCCAATTGTTCATACAACAAGTAAACCAAGCGGAAGTGTTCACAGTATGGCAATTTTATTTAGTAATGGCGCTACACAAGTAAGGGTTGGAAAAAGCGCAAACGCAAGTAACGTTACTTTGTCAAGCGTTTTATTTACAAGTGAAGGTTATTTAAAAATAACAGTTCCTGCAAACTCAACAAGAATTATTACAATAACTTTAGATAGCGATTTTTCTAACGGAAACACGGAAACAAATTATATAATAATAGAACAATGATAAACAAAATAATAGAAATGCTTTTGTTAAGTGATTTTTACGGAGAAAGTGAAAACATCGACATAGCAAAGGGTAAATATAAATTTACTACTTCCATAAAAGAACAATGGAAACAAGCACAACGCAAAAGGTTAATAGAAAAAAAACTAAAGAATAATGGCTGAAAAAAAAGTAATTGAATTAGAAGTAAGTTCTAATTTAGGCAATTTAAAACAACAACTAAAAGCAGCGCAAGTTGAAGTTCAAACGTTGGCGGAAAAGTTTGGAGCAACTTCAGCACAAGCAGTTGAAGCGGCAAAGAAAGCAGCTATTCTTAAAGACAAAATTGGCGATGCAAAAGCCTTGACTGATGCGTTTAACCCAGACGCAAAGTTTAAAGCGTTAAGCGGTGCGCTAACAGGTGTTGCAGGTGGTTTTTCTGTTGTTACAGGAGCAATGGCTGCGTTTGGAAAACAAAACGAAGACGTAGAAAAAGCGTTGTTAAAAGTTCAAGGAGCAATGGCTTTGGCTTCAGGCGCACAAGCAATTGGAGAAAGCATTGATAGTTTTAAACAACTTGGAGCGGTATTAAAAGCAAATACTATTGTTCAAAGAATAATGACTGCGGCTCAATATGCTTATAATTTAGCAATGTCGTTAAATCCTATTGGAGCAATTATAGCGGCAACTATTGCTTTAATAGCAGTTGGTTACAAGTTGATTACAATGTTTCAAGCAAGTACAGAAGCAACAGCAAAAAACGAATCAGCAGTTAAAAAAAATGATGCAGCTTTAAAGCAACAAATAAAATCAAGTGAAAAAGCAAGTGAAGCATTAAAAACAAAGAACGGACACGAATACGAAATGGCTAAAGCATCTGGTGCAAGTACAAAAGCATTAAGAGCGTTGGCATTAAAACACGCAGAAGAAGAAGTTGCACTAAACAAAGCAAGTTTAGCAACAGCAAAAAATACATACGAGAAAAACAAGAATACTTTAGCAAATTTAATTAATTCAGATGCAAGTGATGAGTTAATCGAAAAGCAAAGAGAAATAACAACTGAATCACGAAAAGCGGCTGCAGAAGAACGTAAAGATTTAGAAGAAGCGTTAAAAAATAAAAAAGATATTATAAGAAAAAATGCAGTTGAAGTTCAACAAGAAATTACGGACAAAAACACGAAGTTAAAAGAATCAAACAAAACGCATAACGATGCAATTAAACAACAAAACGAAGAAGCGGCTAAAGTTGAATTAGAACGTATAAAAACATTAAAAGAAAGCATACTTGCATTAGACGAAGAAATAAGAGTTAGTAAATTAACAGACGAAGAAAAAGAAGTTGATGCAATAAATAAAAAATACACAAGATTAATTGAAGAAGGTAAAAAAGCCAAAATTGATGTTTCGTTATTAGAAGAAGAAAAGCGTTTAGGTTTGGCAGCAATAACTAAAAAATATGATGACGCAGACGCAAGTATAAGGTTAACAAATTCTCAAAATGTTATTTCTGAAATGGTAGCCGCAGGAACTAAAAGACTTGAAGGAGAAAAAGCAACATCCGAAAAATCAATAGAAATAGCAAAGGCAGAAGCCGAACAAAAAGCCGTTATACAACAACAAGGTTTAGACGTAGCTTCGCAAGGTGTTGGACTTATTAAGAGTTTATTTGAAAAATCAAAAGGAGTTCAAAAAGCTGCGGTTATAGCTGAAAGTGCAATAGGTATTGCAAAAATGATTATATCAAATAAATTAGCAAACGCAGGTGCATTAGCAACGCCACAAGCAATTGCTTCAAGTGGGGTTTCCGCAGTTCCTGTTATAGCATTAAACAACATAAGTACAGGAATAGGAATAGCTGCAAACATAGCGGCAACAGCAAAGGCATTAAAAACATTAGGCGGTGGAAGTGCGCCTTCAGGAAGTGTAGGCGGTGGCGGTGGTGGTGGCGGTGCAACAGCTCCAACAATGAGCGCACCACAATTTAACGTAGTCGGACAAAGTGGAGTTAATCAGTTAGCAAGTTTAAATCAACAACCAATACAAGCATACGTAGTTTCAGGACAAGTAACTTCACAACAGGCACTTGATAGAAACAGGTTGGCAAATGCAACTTTAGGCGGTTAGAAAATACAACAAACAAACAATAATTAAATTAATATATTATATGAAGTATGGTATTGTTTATTGTTGGACTAATATTATAAACTGCAAAAAATATATTGGAAGTCATTTTGGAACTATAACAGATTTATATATTGGTTCTGGAGTATATTTTAAAAAAGCATATAATAAAAATCCAAATAATTTTAAAAGAGATATTTTATATATAGGAAAAGATTACATTAATAAAGAAGATTATTTTTTAAAGTATTATGATGTTTCAAATAATGATAATTACTATAATTTAAAAAATGATGCTGTAGGTGGTTGGACTCATACTCATAACAATTTAAAAACAATTGAAAAAAGAAATAAAAAAATATCAGAGTCTAAAAAAGGTAAAATATACAAACATTTAGATTACGATAAAAATGGTTTTAATAATCCAATGTATAATAAAAAACATACTGAAGAAAGTAAACTTAAAATTTCAAAATCAAGAATAGGAAAAACTAATTATTCTAAAAAAATAATTGAACAAACAGAAAATAAAATATTTAATTCGGTTACTGATTGCGCAAAATATTATAATATAACGCAACCAACAATGAGTAGTTTAATAAGAGATAAAATTATAAATAGGGGTAAT